GTCAGCAGTGTGATCGGCCAAGTCATCAGCAACTATTTCTAAGTCAGATTGCAGCGTTACAATCTGGCCATTAATGACAGTGATTTGGCCGTTGATGACAGTTAGCTGTAGCTGGATGTCGGCAATGTCTGCTGTGTTTTCGTTGATAAATTGCAGCAGCTGTGCGGAGTTAAACTTGCTGGCGATATAGTCCTTCCGCAGCTTATCCGGCCATTGCTCACCAATTAGGTTAAACAAGTCTCGCTCTGTTGGGATGTAGTCGCCAAATGGCAGGTTATTAGCCATAAGTGATCACCAAGTTGCTTAGGTTTAACTTGTCCTTAGTTAGTGACCTAAAACGCAAGATTGCTTCATGCTCAAAGTAGCCAACACGCCGAATAATAAAGCGCATGTCATAAGCAAGCGGAGTTGAATACATTTGCACCCAATCGCTAGACAGAATGTAACCATCCGGCGAAACCGCAAAAAATATCGTGGTATCTTGCGCAACAAAGCCAGGTATTGTATTCATTTCAAGTTGTGAGATGCGCTTTTTGTCTAGAGGGATGAATGGCGTTTGCAATTCACACTCGGCATATTCACCATCTTGCGCCGCGCTTTCTTTGTCAAGGTAGAATACGCGACCATCTTCATTGCAGCCATAAACCCACTGCGACAAGTTTGGATCAAACACGCCATTAACACCAATCCAGCGCTCGGAATCAACACCAGTTGAAAGGATAGACCACGCATTAGTTGCACCTGATGACTTTGCCAGCGTGACGTTTAGCATTAGTGTATGGCGAGGCAAGCGCACGACCATAAAAGACATGCGACTGCGGACGCGCCCCTCGATTACTACGCTTGCTAACTCGCTTTCGGTATATTGCGCAAGGATTTTATCAACTGAGCGACTCGATACGCTTGCGGCATTGCCTGATTGGATAGCGTAGAAGGATGGCGACTCGTAACGCCTGCCACCTAGAATGTAAATATCGCCGTCTAACTCAACTTTGCAGTGAGTGCCACAGATGCCGATTTTCATAGACTTTTGAGTGATGCGAGAAAAGCTGAAATTTGCTGAGCCGTCATTGTAAAAGTATTCAGTTGAGAACCTGCCAAGTACCATCATCAAGTTATCAGGCGTGCGCATAACTGCTAGCGACTTATCCGGCATAATCTCAGCAACTGCGTAATCAGTCGGGGCGACCTGCGTTTCGTCTGATAGTAAAGTATGGTACAGGTATTCGCCATCAGTAAAGAAGTAATAGCCGTCAATCCAATCACCATCAATCGGCTTGCCAAAGTCAGTATCTGTTAGCAGCGTTAGCGCTCCGCTAGCGTAGCGGTACACGTTGCCTCCTGAAATAACCAACTGAGATTGAAAGCTATACGGCATGGAGCATTGGCCGGAGCCGTTAATAGCGCCTAGATTAGTAAATGCAGATAACGAATCAACAGCTACAAGGTTATTTCCTGAGACTCTGAAATGTTTATTTAATCGGTCATTGTAGAACCCGCCGCGATCTTCACCGCTTGCTGTGAACATGCGCTTTAGGCCATCGACCGAAATCATATAGCCAGCAGCGCCTTTTATCTCATGCGGAATACCAAAGAAATTCTTTGGTAAAAAGTCAAAGTAATCCCCATCAGGATTAACAGTGTCGCCGCGCGTTAGTGGTATCTGCATCTGTGGCATTAGTTACAGCACCCCGCATAAGCGCCATAAAAATGGCGGAACCGTTGCAGCCAACGCTGACCTGTGCCGATCGGCATGCGCTGACCATAAGTCGCTGTGCGTAGGTTATTCAACCCGATACGCCCTGACATATTCGACAAAGAGTTTCGCGCAAGGTTAAACACTTGCGGGCTGACATCTTCATTCATAAACTCAGGCCATAAGCGAGCGGCTAGGTTTTGGTAAAATGCCGTGATATACCAATTTTCCAAGCCGCTTGGTGAACTCAACTCTGGCTCATCTTCAAAGTTGTAGGTCGGCGCCAAACCTCGGCTATCCCACTCCCACGCCATTTCCTCGAGGCGATAAAGCGCAAGCTCTAAATCGTTAGTGCTAGGCTGCTGAGTCACGCCAGACTTGAGCAGCATACTGTAAGCGGAGTTGATTAAATCAAGCTTTGTCTGATTCATTGCGTGCCACCTTTTTTGGTTTGGCGTTTGGTTGACCTGTTGCCGGATCAAAGTCAGATGACAGTAAACCACTAGCCAAGCCATGCTCAAGGTCGAATAAATTCACCCGAATTAACTTCCCTGTGGTGACTTCTAACACTTCATAATTTGCGGTCATGCTTGACATTTGTTTGTCTCCGATTAATTTTAAGTCAGTATAGCGCAACAGTTGGAGTTGATAAAGATATTCAGCACTGCTAGTATTAACGCGCAGCTAGTCCGGCCAGACGAAAAGGTAACTTGTCATTACTCTGCTGCTAACCTTTCAGACACCTTGACATAGGGATCATTTATGAAAAACCAATACGACACTTACCTTTGCAGAAACACTCCTGACAAAGCTGCGATTTGGCGCAAACTAAAGCTAGAATCAGACGCGAAAATGGCAAAACATATTCAAGAAAATGTAGTTGATACTTGGATCGATTGGTGCAAGGATAATCCTATTCAACTGCAAATAGAAAGAAATAGACTCAATAAACAGGAATCGGAATAATGAAAATAAGCAAATCAAGCCCGACACTAAAATTTTTGAGGCTATCGGCTGACCTTGTACTTTTATTGATAGCGGTATTCTTTGTTGCGCTTATTGCGTTATATGTTTCGTCTTTTGTTGGTTTCTAGCTAATAAAAAGGGCGCATAAAGCGCCCTCTTGTTAACCTAGTTATGCTTAGAAGCTGATAGCCACGCCGCACGCCATAGGATTTTTCACTGTCACGCCATACCACACAAACATCCGATAGCTTAGCTCCATAGTTGTTGGGTTAGAGTCGTAAATCATGTATGCAGTTTGACCTGACTTCATTTTGCTTGAAATTACTTTCTTGCCACCGAACTCAGAGAACAAGCGCGCATCAATCTCGCCATGGAAAACTTCTACCGCATCACGGCTGAAGAATACTGACGGAGTTGCTAAAGCGTCGATGTTGATACGGTTTGCAGTCGCAGTGTTTAAAATGCGAGTGTTGACGTTAGCGTATGCTTTTTCCAGAGCAGACAGAGCCGGATCATCTTCTGCAATCGGTTTAGGGTATACAGTGATTGATGTACCGCTAGGCTTAGCTACGATGGTGAAAGTCATATCTTGAGCGGTGTTGGTTTTATCCATCAAGCCCAGCGCTTTAACTGATACGCCACCATTTTTAAATACAACCTTGTCGCCAATGTTGTAAGACGCAGAAGCTGTTACAGGGATGGTTGCAGTGCGACAGTCAACGTTTGTCACAACGCCAGTCGCTGACACTGAACCACCTTCAGGCTTGAATGATTGGTTTGCAGTTACTGTAGTTGCTGGATCTGCGCCACCGACTTGGTTTTGCAGGTAAGAGCCAGTGTAAACGTCAAATGATGCAACGTTTTGACCGATTTGACCAGATTCCCACACTGATGCTGGGCGACCTTGCAGCGTTTGACGGCCTGCCAAGTCTTTAGCAAACTTGTAGTTATCACGAGTTGACAGGATGAAATTCCGACCATTCGTTGACACTTGACGCTCATCCATGATTGCTTGAGCGTTTGCGATGTAGTCAAAGCCTGACGTTACGTTAGTGCGATAAGCTAAAGAGCCTTGCTGCGCAACTGCTTGAGCAACTGACTTGTTTAAGGTCGATGCTTGCTTTAAGCCAGCTTCACGGCCTGCACGTTCCCAGAATGTAGTATCCCGCAAATCGTCAGCACGTAAAGTTGTGAAGTCGTTTGTTGGGGTGCCCAACACTGCCGGATAGGTTTCTTCGATGATGCCTTGAGCTTGACCAGTCAAATCCCAACCATTTAAGACTGGGCGATGTTGTTGCCATGGACGCCATACGATGTTATTTGAGTTTTGCAGACCGCCAGGCGCAGCGGTAAAAGTATCTACTAAGCCTAAAATCTGCGTTTGTTCTTCGTGAGTGTCAAGGAATGAGTTGAACATTACCTCGGCAATCTTACCAGTATTTAATGAAGCCATTATTCACCTACCATTGTTTTGAGTCGTAACCTGATGCCTTTGCCTGTCTTGCTAGGTCAAATGCTTTCTGTGTATCTCCGCGCTCTCTAGCTGACTTGTAAGCCTTCTTCAGGCTTTCCATTGTCGCTGTACCAACCGGAGCAGATGCTTTAACGTTGCTTTCTGGCGCTGGCGCTTTACTAAGTTTACCTGTCTGTGCTGATTGGAATTTCGCTTCTAGTTGGCCCAAATATACGGCTGCTTTTAAGCCTGTTGGATCATCTAATAAGCGCTCTTTCAGTACAGACATTGCCGAGCTATTAACGCCTAAGTGGGCAATAACCTTTGCTGAGCCATCACCAAGTCTTGCGATAATTTCATCAGCTACCGAGTCACCGTTACCAGTAACTTGGTTCAATTGCTGGCGAAAATTCAATTCAGCAGCTTGGTAAGTTTCAACAGTTAGCTTGCCACCTGTTGACTTAATCAATTGCTCTGCACGTTCATAG